CCTTCTTTATCTTTGAGAGTTATTGGTAGAAACATTAAATTAGTGTATTACCTTCTATTTTATAATTAGATACTGATACTTTGTCTTTAATCTTACTCATTATACAGAAACCATGATTCCATTCATTAATTTCCATGTATTCCGGAGCTAAGTCACACATACAACCTAAACTATAGGCTCTAATGTTTGTAGGTTCTCCTACACCATATATTCTTTGTGAGCTCTCACTAGACTTATGGAAGTGATTTACTATGGAATTAGACTTAAGTCTCATTAGAAGTGTTCTAGCAGGTACTACACCACCTGCACCTGGTATTTTATCACCGTGTTCAATAGTATAATCTCCAAATACTACTTTGCTTCTAAAAGGTAAGTATTCTATTCTGTATTCTGCAACATGTAGTATTACATCTAGTCTACATTCATCTATGTCTAGTAGCTCAGATGCTTTTATTCTTAAGTATCTTTCAAATCTATTTTCATGGTTACCTGTAATGTAGTAAATAGGAATATCCGGGAATCTACTTCTGATATATGCAAGAAATTCTTTTCCTGCTTCTATTTCACCTTTAAAATGAACTTCTCTTGGATCTTTCTCATGAAAAGATAGTTGGTAAAAGTCTAATAAGTCTCCGTTAATAAATATAGAATCTACTTTTTCTTCTTCAAACTTTTTAAACATTACTTCTAAAGCAGTATTATCATGATAAGGAATATGGACATCTCCAAATACTCCTAGTTTTTTACAACCAGTTGGAAATGTAAATGAATTTCTTACTTTTGTATGTGATTCAGGTAATTGTAATTTATTTGACATAAATGTAGATTTTAATTCTTGTATGTATTTAGAGTTTTTATTACTTAAATTTTTTCTTAAAGCTGAACCTTTTTGTCCACGATAATATCTTATTCTAGCATAAACATGCTCAAATGTTTCAAAAAATGCAGATTGTTCAGAATATATTTTTCTAGCTAAAGTTTTAGAGGGTGCATTAGGAAACTTTTCAAGATATTCAAAAATAATATTTGTATTACTTTTTTTAGCACTTGCCTGTTTTACAATTGACATATAATCACTACATTTAATAAAAAAAACAACTATGTTTACATCAAAATTAATAAAAGAAAGTGGAAAGTTAGTTTATCTAGATGATAAATCAAAATTAAATTATAAATTATTTCTAGATAAACTTCCTGAAGGCCAGGAAATAGAAATATTTATAGGTTTAGCAACAAGTAATAAAAGTGTTGCACAACTTGCAAAAGTATATGCATGTATAAGAGAATTAGCTAAAGAATCTGGTTATACATTTGAAGAAATGAAAACTTTAGTAAAAGAACAATCAGGACTATGTTATAGTACCGGTGAAGAAACAATATGTAAATCTTTTGCAGATTGTTCTAAAGATGAGATAATGTTAACTATACAGGCTTGTATAGAAATTGGAAAAATATATAATATTAATCTTGAGTAGTTGGTTCTAAAGGATTTACATAACCTTCATCTCCTGGTTGAAGAACTTCTTTATCAACAATTAAATTATTAGCTTTGGCTTGTTGTTCAATTTCAGCAATTAAAAGAGTAACTGTATAAAATGCTCTTTGTAGATCATCTAGTTCTTCAGGTTTCTTATCAATTATTTCTTTTAAATAAATATGTTTATCATCTACTGTAATTAAAGTAAATAAATAGAATGATAAACCTTTGACCATCTCATAATAATTCTTATTTACTTTAATTGATACAATAGCATCATCAGACATTTCTTTTAATTTAAGAGGCATAGCAAAATATTTTAACAAATATAATAAAAAAATGGATTTACAAGAAATAAAACAAAAATTATTTAATAAATTTGCAGTTAATGGTTGGGATAGAGTCTTCAGATCATTTGTTTATAGTACAGATTTTGATAATATATTAACAAAATTATGGGAATTAAGCAATGATGATAAAAAATTTACACCACCATTAAAACAAGTATTTAGAGCATTTGAAGAATGTCCTTATGATAATCTTCAAGTTGTTATAATAGGACAAGATCCTTATCCTCAATTAGGAGTTGCTGATGGTATATCATTTAGTTGTAGTAATACAAATAAATTACAACCTAGTTTAAGATTTATCTTACAAGAAGTTGATAGAACTGTATATAATAATGAAGTTATAAGTGAAGACCTGAATCTTAAAAGATGGTCAAATCAAGGTGTACTTATGCTTAATACAGCTCTGACAACTGAAATAGGTATTATTGGTAGCCATTATGATATATGGAGGCCGTTTACTACATATTTATTAGATTGGCTGAATATAAATAAATCTGAGCTTGTATATGTTTATATGGGTAAAAAAGCAGAAGAGTGGTCATCTATGACAGATGATACTAATATAAAATATTTTGTAAAACATCCTGCAAGTGCAGCTTATAATGGTTCTAAGTGGGCTTCAGATGATTTGTTTAATAAAATTAATGTACATAAAAAAATAATTTGGTAATGACAGAAATATTTAATAAATTTGTGCAAGAAGATATTACTCCTGATGGGTATTATGTTCTTCATTGTATTAAAGAAAAGATTGTACCAAATAATTTTGTAAATAATAGTTTACAAGTAACTAAATTAAAAAGGTATGATTGGCTCAATGAAGATTTGACTTTGACTAATAAAAGTCTTATATTCATGGCAGAAATAAATAGTTTTTTCAAAAAGACTAAAGCAAAAACATTACAAGATTTATTAGGAACAAAGTTTATTGACAGAATCCAAGAATATATTGAATTATTTCCTAATAGGAAACTATCTTCTGGAAAATATGCAAGAACAACTTCTAAAAATTTAGAAACCAGTTTTAAATGGTTTTTTGAAAATTACAGTTATGATTGGGAAACAATAATCAAAGCTACTGAAAAGTATGTTGATGACTACAGTATAAGGAATTATGAGTTCATGAGAACTTCTCAGTATTTTATAAGAAAACAAAACATAGATAAATCCTTTGAGTCTGATTTAGCAACATATTGTGAATTGCTTAATAATGGGTTTGATGAACCTGAAACATATTTTAAAGAAAGGATAGTATAATGAAATGGAATAAAACTATAAAGTTAAGTGTGTTGGCAATTTTGGGGAGTATTATAGCTTATTTTATAGTTAATACTTTTATTGTTCATGTTACAATTGGACAATATATTTTAATTGAGATAATTATTAGCACTTTACATGCTATGTATAACAAAGCAAAAATACATAATACTTAGATTTTATGGCAGAATTATTTAATGGTGCCAGGCCTTTAATGCCTGTAAGTGAGAGAGATGCTTTAAGAAAAGCTATCATCAAAATTAAGGCAAGAAGAAAAGGAGATGTTAAATCTCTTAGAAGTGCATGGCCTAAATTTAATGATGCTTTTTGTGATGGATTAGAATGGAGAACTATCACTATAGTAGGTGCTAGACCGGGAACAGGAAAAACTTTATTTATGGAACAGTTGATTAGTGATATTATAGAACACAACACTGACCAAGAATTTAGAGTTTTAAAGTTCCAGATGGAAATGGTTGATGAAACCAATGGAATAAGAAAATTAAGTCTGAATACAGGTTCTGATTACAATACATTAATGAGCAAGGGTGGCAATCCTGTAGATGAGAAAGTATTCTATAAATGTGTTGAATATTATGAAAAGTCTATTGATAAAGACTTTATAAATGTAGTTTATGATTCATGTACCGTTGATGAAATGTGTGCTACCATTCATTATGAAATGGAAAAACACAGGAAAGAAGATGGAGAATTTACAAACATGTTGATTACTATAGACCATTCAGCACTATTTAGAGTTGGCAGAGGACAAAAAGATAAATTTGAGATGTTAAATAGCTTAGGTGAGGCTCTCACCATTATGAAAAAGAAATATCCAATTGCTTTTGTAGTATTAAGCCAACTTAATAGAAATATTGACTCTCCTGATAGACAGAGAGATGGTGAATATGGAAATTATGTATTAGATTCTGATATATATGGGTCAGATGCCCTATTGCAACATGCAGATGTAGTTATGGGAATTAACAAACCTTCAATTAGAAAAATTAGACAGTATGGACCTGAAAGATTTATTATAAATGATGAGGACATGTTAATCTTTCATTTCTTAAAGTCTAGAAATGGTACAACTAGAATAAGTTTTTTTAAACTTGATAGAAGTACTATGAGAATTGTTGAAATAGACACACCACCCCAAGCAACAAAAAAAATAGCAATTTAAAAACAAACAAATGAGTATTAGAAAAGAAAAAGAAAAAGATTTCTATCTTAAACACTTAGAAACTTTTAAAAATCTTAAAATTGATGAACCTTTCTTTACCATAAAAACTGCATTCTTTCAAAAAGGAAAATATGGAAGACATGTTCAGTTTTTTGAATGGGAGTTAAAAAAGAATGAAGACATTTACATAGAGTTCTATGATAATGTAAAAGACAGTCAAGGCATAGATGTAGATGTAGTACCAATGAATAGTGATAGACAATTATTTAAGTTTAAAAATAATCCGTTTTTTTATGAAGAATATGAGGTAAGAGAAACTACAAATGGAAAAGGTGAAAGTTATTCTACCTATACTGTTCCAGTTTCTGAGATATCAGCTGTTCTTAAAGATGGTACAGAGATAACATATATGCGTTATGAAAAAAGAAAATCTGATGTTGATACCAAATTAAAAATAGAAGAAGATGGTCTTCCTAAATTACAAAAAAGTCTAAGTTTATTTCCTGACTTTGAACAACAATTTCCAACTACAGTAGAAATTAATTTAGAAAGTAATAATGAATCAGCTTCAGATATATTATTAAGGATAGCACAAGATTTTCAAAAATTAGCACTAATAATTAAATAATATGAGTATAGTACTTCCAACAACAAAAGAGAAACCAACAAGATTTAATCCTAAAAGATTAATTATTTATTCTAAGCCTAAAACAGGAAAAACAACTGCTTTTTCTGGCCTAGAAGGTAATTTATTAATGGATTTAGAAAATGGTTCTGATTATGTAGAGGCTATGAAAATTAAAATTTCAAGTCTAAAAGAACTTCTAGATGCTGGTAAAGCAATTAAAGAAGCAAATAATCCATATAAATATGTTACTATAGATACAGTAACAGCTTTAGAAGATATGGTAATGCCTTTGGCAATAAAGTTATACAAAGAAACATCTATGGGTAAAAACTATGATGGAGATAATGTATTAAGTTTACCTAATGGTGCAGGATATTTATATTTAAGACAAGCTTTTTTCCAAGTTTTAGATTTTATTGATACCTTAGCACCCCATATTATTTTATCTGGTCATATTAAAGACAAACAGGTAGATGATAAAGGAGAAATGGTAATGGCATCTAACATAGATTTAACTGGTAAAATTAAATCCTTAATATGTGCTAATGCTGATGCAATAGGATATATGTTTAGAAAGGGTGATAAAACAATTATATCTTTTAAAACTAGTGAAGGAGTAACTTGTGGTGCAAGACCAGAACACCTAAGAAATGAAGAGATAGTAGTTTCTGAAATGAATAACAAAGGTGAAATGAAGTTTCACTGGGATAAAATATATATGTAACAAATAAAAACAAAATAAAAATGGGATTAAGTACAACAGACTTGGGCACAGGCTCAGGACAACCAAAAACAATTGCACCAGGTAATCATGTATTAAAAATTAATAGCCTTATGCTAGAAGATTTTCAATTTATAGATGATGCTAAACATTTAGTATTAAATGTAGAAACAGAACCAATTAGTGGTTTTGAAGGATTCTGGGTTGATAAAGATGATGAAAGTAAAGGCAGACATACTGGTCAAATTGGTAGAGTAAAAGCTAGTCAATATGCATTTGCTGATGGAGAGACTAAGTCTGGAATTAAAATTCAGAGAGATAGATCTATTATGATTTTTATGCAGAACTTATGTAAAGCATTAGAAATTAATGATTGGTTTATTGCTCAAGATGGTCTACATCAAACAATTGATGATCTTATTATAGCATTTAATAAAACTGCTGACTTTAAA